ATGGAAAATCTGGATTGCACCATTCCATACGTGATTTGCCTGATGATCATCCACTAAATCCCAAGACTGTGAAATTGTGGATTAAGACTCAAAAGGGATTGTTGGCAGCAGCACGTCAAGGTATAAGAACTGGTGTAAAGGGTGCTATTGCAAAACATATGGAACATGCGGGATACATTCGAGTGATGGAAAGATATCTCAAAGATGGTGCGTGGATTGGTTTATATTATGGTGAATACCAACAAATCAGAATGACATACACTTGTGTTACTATGGCTTATGATGAAAAAGGAAATCCAAAAATCGATGTACCACACACACACTACCCAGAACTATACAGAGACAGTCATGACGAACAATGATAAACCTGTAAACGAAAATGTCATTCAAGGCCCTTGGAAGAAAAATTCAAAGAGGGCAGTCAAGATACCGGAGATAGATATTCTTGAACTGCAAGAGAACATTCTTTTTTCTGACAATTTAACAGAAGGTGTCATGATACAAATGATTCATACGATTGGGGAGAATGGATTTGCTGTGAATGAACGATCTTTTTTACGTGACATAGGTTTCATAATTGAAGCAGTGAGAAGCACTTTATATAGAGAAATAGGTATTGCACATCCCATGTCTAATATCATTTCAGCAATAACTAAAGTACGGGACAATAACACATCCAGTCAGTTTCATTTTTCAATTGACGAGGATAAACTCAAAATGATTACAGAGAAATTGAATGAAGAAGAAACAACAGACTCATAAATTTCATGAAGTATTCAGTCCTACTATATTAGAAACAGATGTTCCAAGAAGGTTTGTTGACGTGTTGAATATGGTTGGTGATGATGTTTTGAGTAGCAGTGTAAAGAGTGCCAAGTGGGATTGGTCACATAAACTTGTTGGCAAGGTTAGTAAAGAAGTGCAGATACCTTTGGCAGATAAGAATGATCGTGAATTCCTGTTTCGCACAATGAAGAGTGTATGCTTGGATTACTTGAAGTTTATCATCAGCAAAAACCGAGCATACGGTTGGTACAAAATATCAGGCCGTGATAGTACTCCCACGATAGACAATATCCATTTGACACACAGTTGGATTGTCAGTCAGTATGCTGGTGAGTATAATCCGTGGCATCATCACTCTGGTGACTTCTCTGCGGTTGCTTATCTAAAAATTCCCAAGGGTATGCAAGGAGAGTTGGATAAGGAATTTACAGACCACTATCCAGCAAATGGTTTGATTGAATTTACGTATGGTGAGAACCAAGACATGAGAAGTGATACACTCAAGTTCAAACCAGAGGTTGGCAAGATGCTGGTGTTTCCATCATACCTGAAACACTTTGTGTACCCATTTTACAGTGAAGGTGAACGACGAAGTATGAGTTTCAATGCTCATATGAAAATTACATAAATGATGGAGGATTAAGAAAATTATATTAGTTGATATGAACCAAATTGGTGTTGCAAGTGTTATGATGCACTTGAACATCACAAAACGTGATAGCGTTGATGTGCCTATGGTGCGTCATATGATACTTAATTCTCTTCGTATGTATCGTCATATGTTTTATGAAGAGTACGGTGAGTTGGTTATTTGTTATGACTCTCGGCATTATTGGAGACGTGATTTCTTTCCAGAGTATAAAGCCAATAGAAAGAAAACCAGAGAAACTTCTGGCCATGATTGGAATGACATCTTTGATTGTTTGAACAATGTTAAAGAAGAACTTATAGAATTCTTTCCATACAAAGTTCTAGAAGTATACGGTGCAGAGGCTGATGACATCATTGCTGCATTATGTCTTGAACTTGAGTTTGATAATGGCAAGACACTTATTCTGTCTGGTGATAAGGATTTTATTCAATTGCAAAAGTATAAAAATGTAACTCAATATAGTCCAATCACCAAAAAAATTATCAATGATGTAGATCCATATCAATATCTTATAGAACACATTTATAAAGGTGATGTGAGTGATGGTGTGCCTAATGTATTGTCACCAGATAATACTTTTGTAGATGGATTACGTCAGCGTCCATTGGGTAAGAAAAAGATTGCCTCATGGATTAACAATGAACATCCAGAACTTGGTAAGATGCATCCATCAGATGTATTACCAAATAGTGAAACTGTACGAAATTTTCAACGTAATGAAAAATTGATTAATTTAGATAAATCACCCAAAGAATTATGCTTACAAATTCTAAAAGATTATCATGATGCGCCAGAAGGTGACCGTAGCAAACTACTAAATTATTTTATAGATAATAAGTTAAGAGAATTAATGTCTAGCCTAGGAGACTTTTAAAATGCCATATACACCACTAATGTCCGAAATCTTGGACAATGTTGCGAAAGCGAAAACTAAAGACCAGAAGGTTAACATCCTACGAGAGCACAACTCTGCTGCTCTTCGCATGATTATTAAATCTTCATTTGATCCAAACATAGAATGGGATTTGCCAGAGGGAGATGTTCCATTTGAAAGAAATGATGCTCCAGAGGGTACTGAACACAATATGCTTGTACATGAAGCAAGAACTTTGTTTCATTACATCAAGGGTGGTAATCCCAAACTTTCACAAAATAGACGAGAAAATATGTTTATTCAATTGTTGGAAGGTCTGCATGAAAATGAGGCAGATATTGTTGTTTCTGCAAAGGATAAATCACTTCATCGAAAGTATAAAGGACTATCCTCTAATGTGGTCAAGGAAGCATTCAATTGGAATGATGAATATATGATAGATGAGGTTACTTACCCACAGGCATCGAGAATGGCAAGCGGTGATGACCGATAATGCAAAATTAATTTGCAGAGTTATTATATATCAATGACTTACGACGCAAATTCGACTTGACAAAAGTACCTCTAGTGTGTTACAATATGTGTGTAATCTGAAAAAAGAGACAGAATATGCGAAACGAAAACTCTATTGCTGCTGATGGCACTGCTACCAAAACTGGTATTATTGAGTATTTGGTGGATACCGCCGCAATGAAGCATAACATGGATTTGCGTGACATTATTCGTTACGTGATATCACACACTTCGTTGTCCAATGATGATATCATTTTCGTTGAACATCTTTATACTGCACTTTGTTATGGCGAGTATCGGTAATGAATGAAGTTGGAGTTACTGGCGGCACTAAAAAACAACGGGAACTTGCCTATCAAGTTGCCGGGTTTTGTATTGAGGAATTGATGCCTCGTCATCGAACTCTTGATATCATCATCAAACTTAATCGGTGTGGTGATACTGGTGCTATGGGTTATTGTTGTGTTGGTGATCACAATAGAGAATTCATAATTGAGATTGACAACCGCATATATAAAAACGATATCAGGGAATTCATTACAAGTCTTTGTCATGAGATGGTTCACGTCATGCAGACTGCTAAGGGTGTGATGAGGGAAATGTGTAGACCTAGAATGCGAATGATGTGGAAAGGAATTGACTACACGGATACACCGTATAGTCGTCAGCCGTGGGAACGTCAAGCATATCGAATGCAGGAAAATTTGGCAAACGATTTCATGCGGATGACGTTTTACAGCAGACCTCAACAATGAGCATAACATGATTAAAGAACTATTTTTAACCGGACTGTTTGCATTTCCAAATGTAGTAGCAGTACCTACGGTCTTGAGTCTAAACCATAACACTGTTAAACAACTGTCTGGTTCAGAACAAGAGTTGAACTGTCTTGCTCTAAACATGTATCATGAGGCAAGAGGTGAAAGCACTGCTGGAATACTAGCGGTGTCTTATGTCGTTTTGAATCGTGTAAATGACCCAAGATTTCCAAACACAATCTGTGAAGTGGTTTATCAGGGACATCATATAAAGACGAATGATGGCACTTTCCAACCTATAAGGAACAAGTGCCAGTTCAGCTGGTATTGTGATGGTAAATCTGATCAACCAAAGAACGAGAGAGTTTATAACAGGTTGGTTTCCTTTTCGAAATACATACTCTCTAATATTAATACGAAGCAAATCGATATAACTGATGGTGCTTTATTTTATCATGCTAATTATGTATCACCTAGTTGGTCAAAGACAAAACAAAAGACAATCGAGATAGGTGTGCATGTCTTTTATAGGTAATTTATAAAATGAGAAAATATGTATATCTCGCAGGACCGATTGAGGGTTGCGACGATGATGAGATACATCAATGGAGAGACCAGTGTGGTCACCTCTTTGTGGACAACATCACTGGTATAAATCCGTATCGGGCAGAGTCTGATTCAGATACACCAGAATCCAGAAAACGAATCACGATGAAGAACTACATGGATGTCAAGTCTTGCGATCTGATTCTTGCAAATTTACCCAAGCACATAAATGAACGTAGACCATCTTATGGTACTACGTTTGAAATTGCATGGGGATACAGTTTGCAGAAGCCTGTTGTCATTGTGTCGGATGATGAGTTCGTTCACAAGCATCCATTGTTAGATGTTGCTGGTGCACACTTCACTGAACTAGAAGAAGCAATCGACTACATCAACGTTTTGCTTGGTGAGTATGACAGAACCATCTGGAAGCAATGCTACGAGAGAGGACTTGATTGGAATATCATAGCACAATGAACATATTCTACTTAGATGAGAACCCAGAGGTTGCTGCACAGATGCATTGTGACAAGCATGTTGTGAAGATGATACTTGAGTCTGCTCAAATGCTATCCACTGCCCATCGTGTTATTGATGGTGAAGTAGTAGGAGATAGTAAGGGACTGTATAAGACAGCACACAAGAACCATCCTAGTACAATCTGGACAAGAACTAACAACGAAAACTATGAATGGTTGTGGACTCTTATGTATGCTTTGATGAAAGAGTACGGCCGCCGGTATAGAAAACATCATGCAACTGAACGGTTGATTCACTCACTCTGGGAGTATCCTATAAATATTACTCAAGGGAAGTTTATACCACCACCCCAATGTATGCCTGACTATTGTAAAGATAGTAACACGGTACAGGCATATCGGAACTTCTATATATTAGAGAAATCTAGATTTGCAAAATGGAAGTACAACAAAACACCAAAATGGTTCGATGAAGAACACATTGTACACTTCAATAAACAACCGCACATTATTGATGTGATGGCTTAGGAGGAGTTAATTAATGCCAACATATACATTCTTTGATACACGGGCAGGGGTAGAATACGATGATTTTATGTCTATCTCAGAGAAAGAAAACTACCTAAAAAAGAATCCTCATATTGAACAAATAATCGATGCACCAGCAATGGTACATGATCATATTATGGGTGTGGGTCCAAAGAACGATGAGGGGTTTAAAGAACGCATGGGTCAGATTGCAGCGGCACATCCTACTTCTCCCATGGCAGATAGATATGGAAGTGGTAAGTCTAATGCTCAAATTAAAGCAAGAGAAATTGTAAAGAAGCATGGGGTAATCTAACATGCCACCCAAAAATAGTAAAGAAGTCTCTACGCAGAGCCTTATACCAATTAAACCTATCACAGACAATCAAAAGGTTGTCTTTACTACATGGAAGGCCGGCAAGAACCAATTTCTACTTGGTTCTTCTGGTACAGGTAAGACATTCATATCTCTATATCTTGCCCTTCAAGATGTCTTAGATTTGAAGAAACCCTACGATAAGGTTATTTTGGTTAGGTCACTTATTCCAACAAGAGAAATTGGTTTTCTGCCAGGCGATGAAGAAGATAAGTCTGCACTATATCAAGTGCCATATCATAATATGGTTCGTTTCATGTTTGAGATGCCCAATGAGCAATCGTTTAATATGCTCTATGACAAACTAAAGTCGCAAGGCACTCTGTTCTTTATGTCAACTTCTTTTCTACGTGGATTAACATTCGATAACTCAATTATCATAGTGGATGAGTGCCAGAATTTGAACTTTCATGAATTGGACACCATCATCACCAGAGTAGGACAAGATTCCAAGATACTTTTTTGTGGTGATTTTGATCAAACAGATTTACAAAGAACTAATGAGAAGAATGGCCTTCATGACTTTCTGAGAATTTTGCAGGAGATGGAAGAATTTAATTGTACAGAATTTACTATAGGTGACATCGTTCGATCTGGATTTGTACGTAGTTATCTAATTAATAAAATTAAACTAGGAATGAATGCTGACCGATGACAACATTTAATCATGTAAACAATTTGAATTTACCAGAACTTAATACCAAGACATTTAATAAAAAACGATTTTACGTTACACCAGAAGGAAATCATTATCCATCCATCACCACTGTTCTATCTATTCGTAATAAAGAAGGATTGATGAAGTGGCGTGAACGAGTGGGTGATGATGTTGCAAACTATGTATCAAGAACTGCTGCAATGAGAGGCACAAAAGTCCACCATATGTGTGAGGACTATCTAAACAATGAGGATATGGAACGTCACAAAAAAGAGTTTCTTCCTTATGCACTTTTCAATCAATTGGCAGACAATGCTCTGTGTAATATAGACAACATTCATGCACAAGAATGTAGTTTATACAGTGATAAGTATGGAGTGGCTGGTCGAGTCGATTGTATTGCAGAATATGATGGTATTTTATCTGTCATAGATTTTAAGACATCAACAAGAATTCGTTCTGACTCTTGGAACGAAAATTATTACATACAAGGTTCTGCTTACGCAGAGATGTTTCAAGAAAGAACAGGCATTAATATTGACCAAGTAGTAATTTTGGTTGTAACAGAAGATGGTTCAGTTCAGAAATTCATAAAAGACAAGTCTGATTATATAGAACCTTTAAAGACTTCTATTTTTGAATGGGGAGAAAAGTATCTTGACATATATCCTCAAATCAAGTATAATGTATAAATACAATTACAGTTTGTTGAGACGGATTTAAAGTCGGGCAGGACGGGGGTGCGATACCCCCCGCCTCCACCAAACCTTTTACTGAGGGGGCGAAATAGGATCGACTGACGATGAATAGAGAAGTGGAGAACTGTCGAGTGACCTTCGATACGGGTCAAACCTATAAATGCCAATGATGCATTTTACTTTGAAGACTATGCGCTAGCTGCGTAATACTTCACGGGGTATGGGTTCCACCTTGTAACTAAACGGGCCCATTATTTTTTATATAGGATGAAAAACATTATTATCATAAACATCAATAATAATTCACCCTTGAACACATCTAAATCATTTTCAATGAATATAGAACGGATTGTTCAAGAAAAAAGAATCACACATATGGAAGCAGTACTTTGGTATTGTAGTCAAGAAGGTATTGAACCTGATACTGTTAGTCCATTAATTTCAAAAGCACTCAAAGAAAAAATTGAAGCAAACGCACGAGACTTGAATTTTTTACCACGACAAGCACAACTACCACTATGAGGAAAGATGACGTGACTGATAACGAACGATCCGAAAACTTCTTTCAGGCAAAATATGAAGAACTTTGTGAAATTACAAAGAATGACCAGATTGAGATGATGTCCCTTCGGAGGGAAAACGATGAACTTCGAGAAAGGATTAACAAACTTGCAAGTCGGATTCCAGCGTGGCCTAAGAACTATCGACCAGCCAGACCTCGAAAATTCATGTAACTATGAAAGAGAACGCCCGATTAGCTGAGTTGGTTTAGCAGATCACTTGTAATGATCAGACGGCGGTTCGAATCCGTCATTGGGCACCAAATAGAGAATTTTTATGGATGTAATACTTGTAGATAAAATGGGCAGTGATTTGAGTGTAGTGAACGCTGCCCGTGTATCTTTTGCTAAGAAGCATGAAGCATTCAAAGAATCGTCTGATACTAAACTCATTAAGTATCTTGCTCGACATGGACATTGGACACCCTTTGGTCACTGTACGTTATCGTTTCATATAACAGCACCAATCTTTGTTGCACGACAATTGGTCAAGCATCAGGTAGGTCTGGTATGGAATGAAGTGTCTCGTAGATATGTGGACGAGAAACCAGAATACTGGATGCCAGAACATTGGCGCAAACGTGCAGAGGACAAGAAGCAGGGTTCCTCAGATGAGTATGTTGATTGGTTGAGTAACGAAGAAAGAACTTCTACCAGAGTGCATCATGTTAGTAAGTTGGCTGTACACACTTATGAGACATTGATAGGAGCAGGAGTTGCACCGGAACAGGCAAGAATGGTTTTGCCACAAAGTACATTAACAGAATGGTATTGGACCGGTACTCTTTATGC